AGTATTCATCCAACACCAGCTATAGGTGATTTTTACGAAAGTGATAAGCCTAAACCTGGTTGGTTTATGACGATGATGAAGATTGCTGATGAGATTTCCCACGGGGAAACTAGTAGGGGAGAATCTGCCATGTGGCTTACTGCTAGTGGTGTTGAGGGGCACATTAAGGCACTCAGTACTATTAGCAAACCACTTGATGATCTTATGTTAAATATAACTGATTATGAGACCTATGCTCGTGCTCTTGCCTATAATGCAGCCAAAGGAGGTTACTGTGGTTTAATGAAATCCAAAATGGATTTTTCTAGAAACGCGATAACTAATGTTCCTATAGATAATACTAAGGCTGCTGGACATTTAAATTGTAAGGCTCGGGTTGTTCGAGTGGATAAAGAGAACAACATTAAATATGTTGTCAACCCTAATGGTCATAAGAAGGATCAAGATTATGCTGTTACTGATTATCTTGACAGTTGTATTAGGAAAATTGAAGAGGAGATCGAGCAGAACCCGGATCAACGTCCGTATTGGTTGTTGCCTACTTCCGTAGATAAAACTGCTATTAAGATTGAGGGTAAGTTGGGAAGTGATAGGAAGGAATTTTGTCCTGACGAATTTGATAAGGATAAGGTGAGGATTTTTTTTGTTGTAGGATTGATTAAGTATAAGCTGACCCATTTGTTGTTCAACCGTGTTCATAATGTTTCTAGTAATGTTGACACAAATTTTGTTGGTTTTCCCTGGGCCTATGGTGGCTGGACTGAATTTCAAAGTTATTTTAATGTTCAGTCACAACGATCGTGCCATTGGTGTGCTGGGGATGTTTCAAAGAAAGACCAGAGCGCAAGTTATTCTGCTTTGGTTTTTTATTGTTCTAAGATCTTACAATTTGTTCCTAAGGATCATCCTCAAAGAGCTCTTATAGAGACTCTTTTGATTTGGGTAACTAACAACACTGCTACACATGTTGTTAAGTGGCTTGAGGAGCTTTTTAGAGGTATTATTGGTATGCTTTTTAGTGGTGATTTTAACACTAGCGATTTTAATACTAAAGATATGGGTGACATGTGGTACCATTATGTTTTTTTCCCAGTATAAAGATGACCAAGCTACCCTTGCTGTTGCCCTTAAAGATCCTGACCTTAAGTTTGGATGTCAGGGAGATGACTTTATAATGAAGGTGCCTGATGAATACTGGGAGAAGATAAATTTGGAAGGCTTTAGTGCCTTTATTCTCGAACATCATAAGAACACCGTTAAGGAAGATTCTAAAAGAGTTAGTAGACAACTTTGGACTGAATTTGATGAGAATGGAGAGATTTGTGGAGGTAGTGAGATAAAATTCCTCCAACGTTATTTTAAGGAAGGTGTTGGCCCGTTCAGACCAACCGCTGTGTATTATCGGAAAATCACATTATTTAAACCCGATATGACCCCTGAGAAGTTTTGTCATAAGTTGATTGGGTTAGCCTATGATACCTTTGGCACTAATGACACAGCTTATCGATTCCTTGCTACTCTTTATTTTCGAACTGTCCAAGAGTGCAGACTTCAGGCTCGTGATTTGGCTGCTGCATTTGATTTGTCTAAGAAGGATTTGAATAGATCAATGAAATACAAATGGGGTATTGATCTTGACTTTCGTGCCTTTGTTGCTTTCCCCCCCAAAGATCATATCTATAAGATGTTTTTTACCCATAACCAGCTTGGGTCTAAGTTTTGTGTCAGAACCCCTAGGAGTCCAGATTGGTGATTTTCTCAACTGGAATAACTAAGAGTTTTT